AACTCTTTTATTGACTTTACTAACTTATGAAATTTATTATCCTTTATTAGTCGTGGATTCTCTGGGTTTCTTTTTACTTGCGATATTTTTACTTTCTGTGTTTTCATCTTTAAAAAATTTTAATAGTTTTCTTTCAATTGCTTTTACTTTCTCTTTCGTATTCATATTCATTATATAATTTTTTCATAGTATTAACTAAATCTTTTACACAACTACCACAGCTTGAAGGTTTTTTGTTAGTATTAAATACTCTATTGTGAATCTTTAATAATTCTTTTTGTTCTATATTGTTTACTATATTTTTATTTATTGAGAAGAATCCTTTTAGATATATATATTCTTCTTCATTTAAACATTCTACTTTATATGGAAATAATTTATTCAGCTTTTCTTTTCTTGCATCACACCCACAATCTTTACCTAATTTATCAAATATCCAATCAGTAGCTTGTTTTATGCCTGTAGCTTTTGTAATCTTTTCTACTGTATCACCTAAACCTTTACTTTTCATTTTTAATATATGCTATTTTTAATAATACTAAGTAACCTATTAAATCAGTTAATGTATCTTCTGTTTTGTCATTTAAACCTTTGTTTTTAATTCTTGCTAACTTGTCATCTATTCTTACTTTAATAGCTTCTTTAGAATCTAATTTACTAAATACGTTTGTTGGGTTGTTTGCAGTATCTCCGTAAGCTGCGTTTTTTTCTAATAGTAAATCAATTACTTCTTCACCAATCTTTTTAATTAAGTATTCAGTTTTCATTAATTTTTTTTTTAATCTCTTTAATACAATTGTTAATAGTTCTCCATACAACTACGTGTGATATATTAGTTGCTGCGGATAGTTTTCTAATACTGTGAAATTTTTTTCTGTATAAATTAAATAATTTTCTATCAAACCAGTAAAAACCATCTACTATTTCATCAACTACTTTTTCTATATCTACATAAGGTTCATTATCTGCTTCTATGATGTTTTTAAGTTCTTTATCTATTAATATATCTTTGTCATTTCTTATGTTGTCAATAAATATATTGTGCATCATCTTGTATATAAACGCTTTATTTAGAGAATCGTTATATACAATATCATTAATTTTTACTTTACCACTATCAATTTTACTATGTAAAGCAATATAAAAATCATGTAATAAATCTTTTGCTGGTACTTTGCTATTGCTACTTATTTCCTCAGCCATGTTAAGCCAAGTTTTTTCATCTCTTATTAGAATGTGTAAAATATTATCTACTTCTGTACTCATCTAATTCAAGAAGTAAATTAACAAAGTCATCATATTGTAATGCAACATAATCTTTTTCAAAGTTCTTAGTAAATACAACTAATGGTGTTTTTAATGTTCCTCTTGCATCTCCTTCGCTTTGTTCTAATGCTTTCCAGATATTTAATTTTTCTTGATTCTTACATTCCCAGCTATATTCAGATAGAATACCGCTTGTTGTCATAATATCACCTTTAATACTTAAACCACCGCTGTTAGGTGTTCTTCTAATATTAGTATCAAATTTCTTTGCTAAATCTTTTGCAATTTTTAGCTCGAATCTTTTGCCTTTTTGATTTGCATTTAAACTCATATCTTTTGAAAATGTTTTCTTATTATTGCTCCAAGCTCGGTGTCGTTAGGATATATCCTACACAATAGAGCAATGTTATACTCAACAGGAGTATTAGGGCTAATATAGTACGAGTCCTTTGTTTGTCTGTACTCATTGAGCGTTCTTTTCTTTTTATTTTTTAAATCTTTTTTCAATGATGTGTGTTACTATTATACCTAATATAAAACAGGTTAAATGTGTTATTGTTAATAATATTGTTATATACATAATTTATAGTTTATTTTTTAAAAGTATTAAATTTTTTCTTAAGTTCTGCAGTTTCTTTGTAAGCTTTTACATTTTGCATTGTTAACAAACTTTGTTTTTTATTTAGTTCATCAATTGTAAACCTCAGCTCTAACATACATTTTAAAGTTTCTTGCAGCGTTTCTACTGCTTCTAATTTGCTTTGCGTTACTTTACCACTCTTTAAACTTTCTTGAGCTTTTAAAAGTAATATTTCTAATTTGTTCTTTGTTATTGTGTAATCTAAATCATTCATTGTTTTAAATCCATTGTGTAAAGCAACTCATCCCCTAACTTGCTATCTATTGTTTTAATAGTTCTATAAATGTTTATACTTTTCTTTTTAACTTCTTCTTTTTCTGTTTTTGTTGAATCAGTTCCTAAGTGTGCGTATAATGAACAATCTATTCTTAATAACTCATCTATTTTTTGTTTATCTGTCCAGCTTGTAAACTGTGTAAACTTTTCTATGTCTTTGTATTTGTAATTCATAATTTTATTTTATTTGCTATTGTTTTCATTTGTTTTAAACCTTCAATATTATTAACTGCCGTCCAAAAATACTTATCTTCAATTATAGGTTGTAAATTTTTCTTATACTTATAATAAATATTTAAAAAAATAACGTTTTTCATATTTTCAATAGATATTTTTTTTTCAAACCTTACGTAACATTCATATAAATTATTATACTGTTCGTCATAAAATTCTTCTGTTTGGTCAGATAGATAGTCAACAATTTTATAATAAATATTAAATAGTTCGTTGATTTTTTTTTCATTTATTTTTCTTTTCCTCATAACTTTATTTTAAAACATTATTACCACCAATTGTAAATCCTAAACCACTATTGTAATCAAATCTAAGTGGCTCTGCGAGGTTGGTGGGTTTACCCCCAGTTTCTTTGTCTTTAATTTTATAAACGTATACCTCTGTTTGCATCCATAAATCTTTATGAGCTACTAATCTATGTAAACAAAGGAAATTGTCAACCCTGTTTGGAAACACTTGTCCACCTTCACAGTCAGCTTTACGTGGTGCTTGTATATGCCCGTTTAAAGGGTGGTCTGGTGGATAAACTCTTCTTGCAGCTTCTGTTTGTGGGTGTATAGAAATATAAATTGTTTTTTTAGTTCTATTGCAAAACCCTCTGACATCATTACATATTTGATAATTCCTATCAAACTGACCAACTTTTCTATTATGATTTAAGCCAGTGAAAGGGTCTATAAAACCGCCATCACAATTAGTTTCTTCAAATATTTTAAGTAGTTGTTTATGGTCGTATAATTTTCTATTATCTATAAAATAAAAGTATTTATTTATAATATTATGATAATTTTCAATTTCACTTCTTTTAAGTTCTTTTATGTTTACACCAACCCAAAATTGTATGACATCTCTTTTTAATTGTCCAACTTTATTTTCACCAGACCAAATGCACCATTTCTTTTTATACTTTTTAGTAAGAGCAGTTAAATACCATAATAACCAATTTGTCTTGCCAACATTGTCCAACCCTAAAAACATATTGAACTCTCCTTGTTTGTAAACGTAATAGTCATCTAATAAACAACCAATACCTAATCCTTTTTTTATTTTACCATCCCTGTAGTCAAATAAATACTTTAATGTATCTTGATTATTACTTAGCATTTTTTAAAACTTCTAAGACCTCAGGTTGTAATTTTAAAACATTATCATCTTGGTATTTATTATACCCTTTACCTTTTTCTTTTACTTTACCTTTCTCTTTTACTTTACCTTTCTCTTGTAGTTTAGGGGGTTCATCACCCCCTTGCTTAGGGTGTTGATATAGGGTGTTACCTGTCTTTGTTTCATAACCTTTTACTTGACTATCAATACTATTGGTTTGACTTATGTATGCAAAATTTGCCATACCTTTTAAATTAGTAGGTTTCACACCTAAAAACTGCCTATTAAGCAACGCTTCTATAAATTGTAATTTGTCTTTATCTTTTTCTAGTTCGTTATATACATCGTAATAACTTCTAAAAAATTTAAAACATTTTCTTTTTGTAAGTTTCATAATATAATTTGATTAAGATTTAATAGTTTGTTTGTTTCTAAAACGTAACTATCTACTGTTAAATAGTTTACATTTTTTTTAAATATAAAATTATTTTTATTAAATAACATTTGATTAGTTGCAAAACCCTGAAAAATAAATTTTCCTTTATTATCCATATAAAATTTTGCAAATAAATCTATGTTTGATTTTGAATAGCTTGGTGTCATTAAATACTTTTGATTTTGGCTTGTCTTAACATCTATTGTAAAACCTTTTAGTATTGCATCACCATTATCTGTTTCTTTAATTTTAGATGTATTATTTATTGTAAAATCTGGAAATAAATTAAATCCTTTACAAAATAAAAATTCACCAGCAAAACCAAGTTTATTATTTCTAATGCCTTTTTTTTTGTTTGCCTGACCTTTACCATCTAAATTAGATTTTTCTTTATTTAATTGCCTTTGTTCAGCAATTAGATTAATAATATCTTTTTCAATATTAGATAAAATAAAATAATCATTAATAATCATAATACGCCTTATTTTTAGATTTGTATTTAAAGTAAGCTTTTATCTCTTTTAAATTTAAAGATTCCCAAGTGTATAATTTATCCATAATATAAAAGGGAGCTTCATTTGCCCCCTTATTTTTATTATTACCTATCTTGTAATTGTATTTTTTTTTAGATAAATAATATTTTTTTATATTATATCTTTTTTCTATTTCTCTTACAGTCATACCTTCATTTATTAAATCTTGTATAACTTGTAAATTTAAATCCAACCTGTGATAAGTTTTTAATTGCTTCATAAAACTTAAAAGGGTAAATCAGATTCAACAGTTTCTGTTTCTTCTGGCTTTTTTTCTTCTGGCTTGTATGTATCAACACTTAAAGAAACATCTTTTCCATATTGGTCAGGTTGTTCCTTTAGGTTTACATTTAACTTTAAATACGTTTTACCTTCATATTCAAAAAAGTGTTCTTTGGCTTTATCCAAATGAACTGTAACTTTTAACCAGTCAGCTCCCATTTTTTTTCCGCCCCCACAATATATTGTTTTTTGTTTTTCCATTATTTATTTATTTATAGTTTAAAATTTGTAGGTTATTCCTACAGCTACAAAAAACCCTCCTGTAGCTATTGCAAATGTATTAGGATTGTTATTAAACTTTTGCTTGTGCCATAACATATTCGTAGCTCCAGCAGTCATTAAACTTAATCCACCTATTATTGCAAGTTTTCTCATAATTTAATTGTTTTTAAATATTCTCTGCACGCTTTAACTCTTTCAATAATATTTTCAATTACTTCTTTATCATAGTTTATTTCAAATATTTTTATTCTGTATTTATCTTCTAAATGATTATATGTGTAATCCTTTTTAAATTCTTCATAAATAGATATATCATTTGAATAATTAGGAGATCTAAAAAATTCTTTTTCAATTAAATCTTCTGGTGTATCCATTAGTGTATATATTAATTTAGCTTTTTTTAATCCAGATAAATGCATATAACCTTGTGCTTGATAATAATACCCTTTAGTTGGTATCTCTGTTTCTAATAAAGGAAAAGTGAAGCAATTCCAACTGTTTTTAACTTCTAATATTTCATCTTTAGTTATAACATCTGGAGTGCCAGTCATAAAATCATTTTCAAAAGATTTATAGTTTTTTCTTAGTTTTTTATATTCTAATTGTTTTCCTATAAATTCAATTGATTCATCTTCTACGCTGTTTCCTTTAAACATATACTTGCTTGAAACTTCTTCTTTTCGACCATATATTTGTTCGGTGTACCATTTCTTGCAATATGTTTCAGCTCCTACAGAAATTAATCTGTTTTTTGTG